CAGTTTTGCCTCAATAATACCATGATCTTAATATATTCTAATCCCTGTAGATTTGCCCGCCCTTGCAAACAATGGATTAAACTCTCTCCATATTAAATAGCCTAAGCTATCAGCCATGTGGTCATAGCCTGACTCTTTATCTGGTTCTCCTTTTTCGTTATATGACTGGAGTTCCATTGATTCGATTAGCTTTCTGCAACTGGCATGGATTTGTAAACGGCTTTCCCCTTTGCCGTTACATAGTAAAGCCTGTACGGAAGCGACCCTATCTCTGACTGGCGGGTTGCTGCGGGGGCTTTGATTGCTGAAACCATATCCAGCCAGTATTTCAATGTCTGTCTGACTCGCATTTGTACTCCTGTTTCCTCCACTAGCATCTGGATAAATGTATATCTTGTTCATAGGGTATCTGGATTTAATCGTTTGTGCTAGAGCATCTGTATCGTGAACCCCTGATATTTCGTCAAATATTAACAATTTTTGATCTTGGATAATTCCTATCACGCAGTTCATATTACCAATATTGAAATCCAAGCCAATTCTTAATGGTTCAAGACCAATCTCAGGCATAATATTAGTTACATTATTTTCTCTGGTGAAACGATCATATACTTGCCCAGTTGTTAAATTAATAAATTCTCCATTGAGGTAAGCTTGCAACATTGATGGATCATAGTTTGCCTCCATACGTTCAATAAAGTCATTTGGCAAATGTGGATTATCTTGAGTCCTCATCTTGATTAGCTGCCTATCGGTTCTCTCCTTTGCTTCATCTGTACCGAAGGTCTGATATAACCAGCGAAACCCCTCTGGTGTACTAGCTGCACAAAACTGTCTAACATTACCAGCCCTTAGTCGTCCAAGTATCTTTGGAAAAGCCTTCTCACAAATGGTCGGACTGACAACATCTATTTCATCAGCCAAACAAAAAGCTAAGTTTAAACCAATAATTCTACTCCAGTTCTCAAAGCTGCGACATAATAGTTTGCAATCTCCCTCCTTTAAATGGATCACATACTCTGGAAGTGGACTAGCTCTAAAGCTGTAGGGTATTTCATAATGCTCTAAAAACTGATCGAAGTCTGTCTGCCAAATGTCTCTGATTAATGGGCCAGTAGGTTCTAGGATTGCACCAATATATCCGATATTCTGTGCCGCTAGTTTTAGGGCCATTGCACAAAGAGATCTTGTTTTGCCAGCACCATAGCCAGCGGAAAGTCCTACAATTTCTGTTTGGTTGTCAAAGAATAGCTGTTGCTGTGGATGTAAGTCGTTTCTAATCCTAGTAAGTAGCTCAGTAGTATCTATATCGGTGTAATGACTACCTATGTGATCTAATACAGAACCTTCTCTGGAAAGTATGCTCAAGACATCACCTGACCAACTTTTGCCATAGAGTTTATACAGCCCAAAGCGACTGTCAACTGCCCTGACTTTCTAGCCTCTTTTGCCAGTGATGCATATTGAGCTAATACTTCAGCCGTAAATTGTCTGCGGTCAATATCAAAGTCTTGCTTTAAGATTGCTGTTGCCTCTTGAATATATCTATCTATAGATCTTTGACTCACACCCCACTTAGTTGATGCAAATTGACTTATTTCTGATCTAACAGTGCCAACAGACAAAAGGTTAGCCACTTTGTTGACTCTAAACTCATGCTCATTCTTGCTAGTTCTTCCGTTAGCCACACAATTAAGGTTTTTATTAGTCTAAATGTAGCGTCAATTGCTAGTTTTTGTCGATTTAATTATATATTTACTATTTTTTGATTCTTGCCAACATCTGTGGTCACAAAGCATTTTTGCAAGTGCTTTTAATGCAGATAAATCATAACTTGCTAAGTAAATGTGATTTCTACCTTCCTCAAAAGGCTCACAATTGATTAAAATTTCATCTTCTGAAAAGTCATGATAGCCCCAAAAGTTACCTAATGCCAAATGAATTGGAGTATTAACAAAGGCAGTTTTAATTGTTTGAGAGCCAATCTCACTTAATTCAAGTTCATAAGGGATTGGAACTCCATCTAAGCCATCAAAAACCATAAGATATTTTTTCCATTCTTCATCAAACCAAATTTGGTGTTTTGGAAATTTAGGCTTTTTAGGTAATTTAGTCATGATTTTTGTTTTTCCCAAAGTTTAATAAGTGTTTTTAATTCAAAAATCCTTGCTTGTGCTGCTTTTATTTTTTGTTTTACTTTCATTTGTATGTTAATTAAGAGCTTTATCCCTTATTATTCCAAATTTGCCACCGTTGTCAGATATATGTTCTAAAATTTTTTCTTTTGACATGGGAAGAACTGCCCTAGTTCCTTTACCAACTTTTACACAAAGCATAGCGGCACAATTATCTTTGCCATTTAAATGATTAAAAGCTCCATCAGGATAAAGGTCTAATTCATTTTCGTAAGGATCTCTAAAAAATTTAGAAGTGCCATACTTATCAAATAGTTTCATATCTTTTATACAGTATTTGCGTCTTAATTTACCTACCTCTGGATGGACAGAACCAGTTTTATTTTTTGAGTTACCATTTATGACATATTCAGTGCCACTATAGTCAGAATCTCCAAAGCCTTTTTTCATAATGATTTCATAGTAAAGTTTGCAAGTTTGTCTTTCACCTCTTGTATTTCTGGTGAACAATTAATAAGGTTTTTATCTGGATTTTTTTTGTGTTGATTCATAACTTTATTCATAAACTTTGCAGTTTTAGACCAACCTTCTTTTCTTATGTTGTGGATGTCTCGAACAACATTAATGTCAATATCAACTCCATAAAAGTTTCTAATAACACCATTTTCATTTCTGTAGCCTTTACAGACTAGCTGGTTGTCTTGGTCATAAGTTGCATTAGCAGCAGCACAGTAACATATAAGGGCTAAATCCTGTCCACCACAGTGTTTTCCTGAGTCGTCCTTATCATAATCAGGCAAGTGTTGATTAATTAGTCCATCAGAATTGTGGATTATTCCAGAATCATTACAGGCATAACATTCATATTGAGGTGCATGAAAAGTAATTTCCCTGTCGATAGGTCGTCTTTTATAGCTTTTCATTAGTTTCAGAAATAGTTTTTATTTCAGCAAATATTGTTTTAAATTTTTTATCTTTTTTTCTAGGTCTGGACATTCTCTTTTTTCCATAAAGATTTAAATTTTCAAAATCTTTGGTGGTCATGTCCTTGCTGGCATGAAGCTCATTTTCATTAACAAACATGGTGTTTAAAAAGGGGTGTTTTGGGGTTTTCTAAATGTAGGTGCTTTTCTTGTAGCTGTCAACAAATATTGTTCATATTGACCATTCTTAATCCAGCGGTGGGCATCAGAAAACAAAGGAGTAAACTTATCAGCCTTAAGTGACTTTCTTCTGGCTCTTATATCGGCTTCAAGGCAGTCTTTTAGTTTGTCCCTTGTCTTTGGATCTAATTTCATAAATTCGTTGTAAGCAAGCTTTTTTGACAAAGATATAGTTCTCATATCTTTAGGAATTTCTAAGTAAGTTTGCCAGAAAGAATTGAAGCTTTTATTTTTATAGTTATTTGTTTTAGTTATATTGTTTTTCTTAGGGTGTACCTCTGACACCCCCCTAGTCTTTGTCTGACACCCCCCTAGTGTCTGTGTGATACTACCCCCATTTCTCTCTGACACTACCCTAGTTCCTGTGAGATACCCCCCAGTAAACGCAGGGTCTTGAACTGGTAATGCCTTGCATTGACTCCAGATTGTTACCCTATAGCAATTTGTTTTCTGGTTATGCTCATCAATCCTATATTGCTTTTGCAGTAGTTTTAATTCAACTAATTCATTGACAGTTCTAATTACTGTAGATCTGGACATCATTGCATCCTTAGCAATAGTGGCATAACTGGGCCAGATATTTGGATAGTAACTTTGAAGAACCCAAAGAACCGTAAGCTGATGCGGTGTTACCTTTCCTTTCAAAGATGATGGAAGTGCTATAAATGGTGTATTTTCTGGAATAAAACTCATTTTATGGAATATCTAATAACGATCAAAGATATTGAAGCTGCTCCGCAGGGCAGTAAAAAATTTGTTGGCAAGAATAAGAAGGGACAACCAATGATGATTGACACCTGTAGTCGCTTAAAATCATGGCGGGATCAGGTCGGTGTTATGGCGAAGTTGTGTTGTGTGGACGGTATTATTGAAGAACCTGTATCAATAGAAGTTACGTTTTACTTTAAACGTCCGAAGCTTCACTATGACTCAAAAAATATATTAAAGCAAGATGCTCCGACTTATGTTACAAACAGATTAAAAGGTGATATAGATAAACTGTTACGTGGGTTACTTGATGGACTTACTGGATCAGCATTTGCTGACGATAGCCAAGTAGTAAAAGTATTTGCAGTGAAGAAATATTGTGATTTAAAATCTAAAATAGGAGCAACAATAAAAATAAAAACTATTGATGAGAAAGAGAATCTCATTTGTGGCTTGTCCCGAATGTAAAATTTTTACTTTTCAAAAAATTATCAGCACAGTTGTAGATGATGAACACAGAATACTTAGAAGAAGAAATTGCCTTGACTGCGGTCATAGATGGTATACAGTGCAGCAGCCAGAGGTCAGTGTAGAGAATATGACAACATCTAAGTTTTTGAATGAGCAGTCGGGTGTTTGATCGGCTCTTCGCATAGCCGCCCTGCTTTTCCTATGTGTTGCTATAGGTTTTGTATGGCTTTCAAGTTAGTAAACCATCTGAGAAAACTAACTGTCAGGCTACCCGACTAAAGTTTGTTAAGTGCATTTTCTAATCCAAAACAAATTCTAGCTATAGTGCCAGAGTCCAAGTGTTCTGGATAAGGGCCAAGTGATTTAGTAGATGGGTTCTTACTAAGAAATTGCTTAAGTTTTAAACAATCCTCAGCCCTCAGTCGCACAGATATGTCCATAAGACATATATAACATCACCATAGCGGATCATCAAATGGTGGAACTTCGTTATCATCTTTTTGTTCATTTTCAAAAACTAAAAGATCAAAACATGAATATATAAATTTATCTCTAAATGTCTTTTGAAAATCTGCATTTTTCATAAGCATTGTAATTAAGATTCTTGCAACGATTTGAACTTTTGGGTTTTTTGAATACATATTTTTAAAGGTTGTTTTGAATAACTTAATATCACCTTTGATGATGCGTTCAATCTCATCTTTAAATTCATGCTTTACAGCAAGCTCTGAAAGATGTCTTGCCTCTTCAATGTCAGGAGTAACAGCAGCCTCTGTCATAAGTGCTTGAGCAAGTTTTAGTCTTTGATCTTTGTTCATTACTTTTCCTCCTTAATTGCTTGCTCAAACTCAGGACTTTCAATAATAGGCTTGACTATGAAAACTGCTGTCCAGATATATTCTTCATCATATTCTTTCAAAATATCTAACAATTTGAACCTGATGTTAAATTGTGAATTATTGTCCTTTGATAATTTTTTATAAGTAGTTAAAAAATGATATTTGTCGCTAGTCTCTAAACGATTCCAGACCTCATAATCTTTAATTATGGCATTAAGACTTAAAAACATTACGTCTTTTTCTTCATCTGTAAAATTCATTTGTTTTTTTGGTAAATAGGTTAAAAAGGTTGTTTTAGAAAGACCCCACCAGTTGAGGTGGGGCTGATAGGTTTACTTTTGTGCAGCTTCCCATTCTTGGAACTTTTTCATGCCATCATTGAACTTTTCAATGCGTTGTTTGATATGTGCTTGGCTCTCGAAAGCGGCAGTGTCTTTGATAAATTCTGGTGTGAAGTGAATGTTTAAGATCATCTTTTTGTCAAATACTGGGTCAACATACCACTCAATTTCAAGTACATTCTTTTTCCTAAGACCTTTAATGATTGTTGTTACCTGATCTTTTGAAAGAACTTTCCAGTCATAGATTTTCCAAAGATGTTGTGTGCCAAACTGGTAGCTACCATCTTCAGTAATCATTCTGTCCCATCTATCAACGTCATTTTGAGTAGTATCAAATAAATTCACCTGATGTGTTGTTTGACCAATAAAGTTAAGAAAAATATTTTCTAGCTCAGTAAACTTATAAGTCTCTGTTGAAAGCTCTTGATTTAGTAAGAAAAATTCTTTTTTGCCATTACGCATAATGAAAACACCAACTCTAGTGCCATACTCTTTGGCAATGTCGCTGGTGTTGTCTGTAACTGTACCTTCTGATGTGAAAGTAGTGTTGAAGTGATCGTGTTTGTGGAAGTTAGCCATCTGTTTTGCGAAGTTAGTTTGAATAATCGGCCAATCTCTCGACCTCATATATATATAATACCATACTTTTCCACAATGCAACCTATATAACTCATATTTATATAGTTATGTTATGAAATAGTAATAAGTTGCATAAGTTATTGACATATATATAAGGATAGATTATTTTAAATACATGGCCGAGAGGTCGATCTTCGTTGAGGTTTTTATGAAAAACACAAAAACAGTCTGGGCAATGAACGCAAAAGGCTTTGAGCATTGCGGTAATTGTTTCATGGCAAAAGTGCTTGATGACAGCACAATGCACAGACCAGCCAGAAAAGGCTACGTCTGGTTGCAGCAAGTATCAACACCTAAAGCACCAGTAGTCGGTGATGCTTGGGTTACGGAATGGAAAATTAACCCAGATTGGGATAATTACCTTACCGATCAATATGTGTTGGGCTTATAAGAATGACCTCAACTACTCCTAAAACAGACAAGCAAAAGCGTCAGCACAAAAGAGACAGATTTGTTGCTCTTGTTCAACCAAGACTTGATAAGTTGGCTAAAGCTGTAAAACAACTCCAAAACTTAGGCAACACTAGCAACTATCTCTATACAAAACATGAAGGTGAGCAAATCGCTGAAATGCTTAAAAAAATGGCTGACGATATAGACGTAGCTTTCAATGACAGTGGTGAATATCCACTAACCAAAATTACTTTCGATCAAACGGAGCTTGACTAATGCTTAACCAACTATTCTTATTTCTCAGTGCAGGGTCAATCATGACCCTTGCACTTACCTCAACACTAGATGACATGACCAAACATGACTGTCTAGTAAATCAAATCCCTATGGCCTGTGCCACCTATAACTCCAAATGAACCAAGAACACCTAAACCGCCTCGACTTCACGAATGAAGCTTTGACCAAATGGCTTGATGATTGTCCTTTTGACATCTGGCACTTTCGCCAGAACTGGGACAGAAAAGAATATCCAGAGAATGATCCACTTGGACTCAATGGTAATGAAAAAGTTTTTAAAGCTGTTGATGTTAGTATTCAAATTCCTGTCGAAGATTGTCCAATAAATCTTAAACACTATTTTAAGGACAATAAAGCACTTGCAAAATTACAAAAAGATTACACAGAAACACATAAATTAATGCAAGCTGCAATGGAAACTTGGACAACAATAGATGACCCTATTGCATCAAGAGAGGCTAAAAAGTCTTTTAACAAATACAGGGAACAACTCAGATACCTTGAGAACCAATTAGAAAAAGTGGAGCAAAAGTAATGATTACTCACAATGAACTTATAGGTAAAAAAGTTTATAGGCTTTTTGATAAAAGAACTTTTGTTTGCTGTTCTCTTTCAATAAATCCAATAGACCATCAAATTAGTTTGGTTCTTGTGGACTTAAATCACTTTACAGAGGATATGTTAAATCCTATGGAGCTATCAGATTTAGGTGCATTTGCACAACTAATTCTCTGGGATAATTTTTTGGACAAC